GATTTGAGAAGAGCATTTAATCATACTGATGAAATGTTTTTAGAGACTGCAGTCAATACATTACCAATGCCGGCACCATGGTTTAGACAAGAAGAGATGTCTGCTGTACATGGAGCTCCAGGCGAACCAAAGAAGAGAAATTGTAGAGTCTTTAATGGGTTCGACCAGTGGGAAGCTTCATTTAATGATACACATGTAGAAGAATACTTAGATGAGATAGGTAAGATATACGCAAGATATGATGATGAAGATTTGGATAATGACTTTGGTATAATCATACCTAACGAAGTCTATAGAAGAGACGTATACAGTTGGACACTGGAAGATGTGCATCCTAAGAATCCAAATAAGGCATGTAAGTTTGCATCAATACCACCAAATTATGTTCACTTCCGTAGGTTCTGGCATATCAAAACACCTAAATAAGTATATACGGAGAACAATATGTCAAATTATGAAAAGAGTGTACAAGTTTTAGAGGGCCCATGGGAAGCAAAAACATTTCCACAAGGTCGAGAGAACACAAATGTAATCTCTAGAAAAACTGTAACCACTTATATCCAAGAAGGATATCTATGTGAAGAAACTACAACAAGAGAGTATAGGGGTGACGATTATCACGACATCACTACTAACAAACGGATAACAAGAGTCCATGGGTGATATCAACAAATCTCTTCTCAATAAGAACAACTTTAGACTTCTTATTGATAGGATACCAACTGCAGAATACTTTGTCAAGAAGTGTAATATTCCAGGCGTGTCATTCTCAGAATTAGCACACGGTGCTGGGGTTGGGTTGGATGCATATTTTCCAGGCGACAAAGTTACATTTGAAAATCTATCTGTAGACTTCTTGGTGGATGAAGACCTAGAGAACTTCAAAGAAGTGTACGAATGGATGAATGCAATTGTACCAATTAAAGACCCTAAAGATTATGAGACCTATGTTGGTACCAGTAGAAATCTAATAGGAACGTCTTCGGATAAGGGAGATGCAGGCTCAGAAGTATCTGATATCACTCTTATTACAACAACAAACAAAAACATACCCAATAGATACTTTAGATTCCATGACTGCTTTCCAATCGGTCTAAGTGGATTAGAGTTTGAATCGGGTGCAGATGGTGAATCTGTGGTTGCAACTATTGAGTTTAAATTTACTTACTACGACATAGAAACCACTAGTTAGATTCACGTTTTCGTGATATAATATTATTATGACTTTAGAAGAATTGAAAGCCCAGTGGGCAAGTGACTGTGAAATAGATGACATTGAATTGGATACTGCATCCTTAGAAGTACCTAAGCTTCATGCAAAATACCAAGACTTACTCACTACTAAAATACTAGTTCACAAAAGATACCAAGAACAATACAATACTTTACTTAAAGATAAGTGGTTGTGGTTCAATGGTAAAATGGATGATGATAGAATAAAGGAACTAGGTTGGAACCCCGACCCATTCGATGGTCTTAAAATTATGAAGAATGATATGAACATCTTTTTCAATGCCGATACAGATTTACAACAACTCAATGCAAAGATTGAGTATCTAAAAGTTACTGTAGACTTCCTTAAAGAATGTATGCAGAACATCACATGGAGACACCAAACAATCAAGAACACGATTGATTGGAGAAAATTCATGGCAGGTCAATAATGAATTTACGTAACTACCTATTCACATACCCTTCACTTTTAACTTCAGATGAAGTTGAATTTATTAATGGTAAAGCTGCAGAATTCGATTTAGAGGAAGGTGCAGTAGGGCAAGGTGGAAGAGTAGGATTAGACCCCGATGCTGAGGTAATCAATAAAAGAGCCAATGGAGCAGGTGGTAAAGTCGTTGATAACATAAGAGCATCAGATATTAGATGGTTACATGGAGACCATGGAAAGCTTCTAGGAGACGTTTGGACAAGGATAGAACAAGCTGTTACTATGGGTTCTAAACAGAGTGGATGGAATGTCGACATAGAATATGCTGAACCACTTCAACATACAACATATCATGCACAACAAGGTGAACGTGGTGGGTTTTACACATGGCATCAAGATGCTGGTGACGTACCGTATGAAAACAATGGTATGATTAGAAAGTTAAGTATGTCCATACAATTGACAGACCCCGATGAATACGAGGGTGGTAACTTTCAATGGATAGAAGATGTTCGTTCAAAGGACACACTTACTTCAAAAGATTACACTAGAGACATGAGGGATTACTACCGTCAGATTCCTAACTCTGCAAAACAAAAGGGGTCATTATTATTGTTCCCATCTTTTGTACACCATCAAGTGACGCCTGTCACCAGTGGAACCCGAACCAGTTTAGTTGGCTGGTTTTGTGGACATCCTTACAGATAAAATGAAAGTCACAGTATCAAAGGTGGACGAATGTTTCATGAGGGTAGACTGTGATGATGGTCTAGCCAAAGACCTTCACGACTATTTTTCCTTTGCTGTACCGAACGCAAAGTTCATGCCAAGTTATAAAAACAAATGGTGGGACGGTAAAGTATATCTTTTCTCAATCAAAACACACAAGATTTATATTGGGTTACTTCCATACGTAGATGAGTTCTGCAGAGAACGAGGTTACGAGTTTGAAGGTATTCAAGATGTTATTGGTAAGAAGGAAAGAAACAACGGGCCGATATCAATAGAAGATTGGATTAGTATATTAGACCTTCCATTTGCACCAAGAGATTACCAGTTAGAAGCTTTTAAAACTGCAGTTCAATATGGTAGGCAACTATTATTATCACCCACTGCAAGTGGTAAGTCTCTAATCATTTATTTACTTGCAAGATACTATGACTCTAAGACAGTCATCATCGTACCCACCACATCATTAGTGGAACAGATGACTAAGGATTTTAAAGACTACGGATACAAAGACCCTATCTGTAAAATCTATCATGGTCAAGAAGTTTTCGATGCACCAATCACAGTTACCACATGGCAGTCATTCAGTAAAGCACCAAAGGAAGTAATGCAATCATTCGATGTTGTAATAGGAGACGAAGCTCATCTATTCAAAGCAAATGTACTGAAAGGTATACTTGAAAAGATGAAGACTACTGCTGTACGTATTGGATGTACTGGTACACTGGACGGAACAGAAGTACACCGACTACAACTAGAAGGTTTATTCGGCCCTGTCAAAAAGGTCATAAGCACAAAGGAGTTGATGGATTCGGGAACGATTGCAAATTTAAAAATAGAATGTGTCATACTTCGTCATACTAAACAGAAAAAAATGTCATACCAAGATGAGATGGATTATCTAGTATCACACCAAGAAAGAAATCATTTCATAACTAATCTTGTGGGGTCACTGAAAGGTAATACCCTAGTACTATTTCAATACATTGAGAAACATGGACAACCACTATGGGAAATGTTCAACCCCATGGTCACACGAAGAAAGGGAACGCTCCACTATGTCAATGGTGGGACAGATGTAGAAGACCGAGAAGCAGTTAGAGAAATAGTAGAGAGAAGTGACAATAACGTCATACTAGCATCATACGGAACTTTCTCTACAGGTGTTAACATCAAACGAATAGACAATATTGTCTTCGCATCCCCAAGTAAAAGTCGAATCAGAAACCTTCAATCTATAGGTAGAGGACTTCGTAAGGCTGACGGTAAAACAGAGATGAGGTTATTTGATATATCAGATGACTTACAATGCAACAATCATACTCTCAATCACCTTAAAGAACGTATAAATATATACAACGAAGAAAACTTTACATACGAGATAAGGCAGTTCGATTTAAAATGACACGACCCTCAGATTTAACACCACAAAAATACGAAGTTGTAAAACTAAAAACTGGTAGTGAAGTGGTGGGTATGGTAAGAGACACAACTAAAGGTATTGAGATAACACTACCTATGATGTGTCAGTTAACCGTGCAAAATAAACTTGAAACTCTTGCAACCTTCTATCCGTATGCACCTCTTAGTGATGACCCAATCATCGTTATTCCAAATGACCAAATACTATACCGTAGTAATATGAATCAACAGTTTGTTCCATTCTATGATGAAGCTTCATCAAGATGGTTAGAGATGGTAGAGACACAAAGCATACCACTAACCAACAAAAGGAATGTACCCGATGATGTACGTAGAGAATATTTAACAAAAGTAATGGAGTCCCTTGTCCCCGAAGACATGGACTTAATCGATGAAGACTTCGACCTTGAAGACTTCGACCCCGAAAAAATAATTCATTAGGATTTTTATTTGTCTAAATAAGTGCGTATAATCCGTGTCTATATACTATTATACAATATTTTTATAACTTAACCTTAAAGGAAAACCATGTCAACAGCAACATTGATTGCGAAGAGCATGGTGCGAAAAGCTAGAGAAGTCAAAGAGGACAAACGTGTTTGTGCAATCTGTGACACTATCGAATTTCTAGTGCTGATGACTCTTCCATTTGCGTTACCATTCTTAGTTATCATAGCTTCGAAGTAATGTCAACCAAGAAACTTAACAAACTACGAGAGCAGACGGAGATTATTTGTCTCTGTCTGCTTTTCTGTGGTTCTATATTTGCGTTAGTTCCTAATGTCTGATTTGTGGTTACTGATTAGTGGTCTGACTTTTCAGATACTAATTGTAATCGCCCTCTACCTTTACAACCCAAGATGAAATATAGTATAGTATTCATTTTACTTACCTCTTGGGTATTTCTAGATAGAGAGCCAGGAGCGTTACGTGCAGTGAGAGACTACGAACAATTTAAAAAACACATACAAACATTATGAAAGAAGATAAACTATTACAGATTGTAAACCTTTCCCCTTCAGAAAAATGGATGGAACGTATAGTAGAAATACATCCTATGAAACAAATCTTTTGGGCTACCATAGTCCAAGTCTGTGTTTTCGGATTCATGCTATTAGCATTCTCTTTAATAAACTTATTCTTGTAAACACCTATATACTAGGTAAGAATAATTTTACAACACACACATATACACACAGGAGAAACATATGTCAAACACAACAAAATCAGGCTTTGAAATCCGAGCCGAACTACTATCCCTATCAGAAGGTATCTTAACCTCTAATTATCAAAGGGAAGTTGACGCCGTCTACGCTCACAACGATTCGTTCCCAAATGATAAGAAACCTTTACCACTAAGAGAAATCACTGGTGAAGAAGTTATTAGGACTGCAAGACAATTGAATGAGTTCGTAACAGAGAAGTAGTCTAGCTAAGTATATCCCCCGCGGGACATATTCATTTTATCATACTTTCCTCAGTTGTCTATAGGCTTTTATAAATAAATTTAATTTAAAAAGCCCCTTACAATACTACGATAAACAGGTATAATGTATACATGACTACGAAAAAAGACCCCAAAAAAGCAGAACACTATGTCAATAACAAAGAGTTTACAGCTGCAGTCGCAGAGTTTAACTCCTCTGTAAAAGAAGCAACTTCTGCTGGGAAAACCCCCCCTCGAATGACTGAATATATTGGTGAGTGTATCTATAAGATTGCAACCCGATTATCCACTCGACCCAATTTCATCAACTATACTTACCGTGACGAAATGATTTGCGATGCAATCGAAAATTGTATCCAATACATTGGTAACTTCAACGTTGAAAAATCCAACAATGCATTTGCATATGTTACACAGATTTGTTATTACGCTTTCTTAAGAAGGATTCAGAAAGAAAAGAAACAAGTCTACATCAAGCAAAAACAAATCATGGAATCATCTATTACTATGGATTCATTTGCAACTATCGATGGTCAACATGACCCATCATTAGTTAACTCTAATGTGGAGTGGATGCAAGAGAATATGAATCGTGTAGAATACGAACCACGTAAATCCAAAAACAAAAAAAAGAAAGTAAACAAGAACTTAGAAAACTTTACTGAATGAAGATAGCGATATTAAATGATACCCATTGTGGTGTCCGTTCAGATATGGTTGAGATGTCCAAGTATCAAGGACGTTTTTATGAAGAGGTATTCTTCCCATATCTAGATGAGCATAACATCAAACAGATTATCCATATGGGTGATTACTTTGATAGACGCAAGTACGTAAACTTTGCATCGATGAAAGCAAACATCGAACACTTTGTTGAACCCATGAATGAAAGGGGAATCAAGATGGACTTGATTCTAGGTAACCATGATACATATTATAAGAACACAAATGATGTCAATAGTCCCGAACTATTGTTATACAATCAACCTAATATTACCGTATATGCCGACCCTATTGTAAAGGAATATGATGATTTTCCTATTGCATTAGTTCCATGGATTAACCCCGAGAACTTTGCAGACATGGTAGATTTCATGCAGACTGCAGCTGCAACCCATTGTATGGGTCACTTTGAGATAGAAGGTGCATTACTATTACCTAACATGACATGTCAGCATGGACTAGACATATCGTATCTTAAGAGATTTGAACAGGTGTACAGTGGTCACTTCCATCATAAGTCAGAAGTAAAGAATGTTAGATACCTAGGTTCTCAAATGGAATTTACTTGGTCTGATTACAATGACAAGAAGTACTTCCACATTTTTGATACAGAAACAAAAGAGATTACCCCAGTACATAATCCTCTCACTATGTTTGAGAAAGGTTATTATGATGATGGTAAGATAAAAGATTTTGAAGAGCTACAGGACTTAGACTACTCAAAATTCGACGGCAAGTTTGTAAAAATTATTGTTGTTAACAAAGACAATCCGTATTGGTTCGATTCATTCCTTGATAAGGTACATGCTTCTAATCCATTACACGTTGCAGTTGTTGATGATAATAAGCACATGGACTTCTTCGATGATGAAGAAATCGAAGGAGTAGACGATACCCTAACTATATTATCCAAGTATGTTGAAGGGTTAGAGATACAAGGTAAGAAAGAAAAACTCGATGAGATAATGAAAACTTTGTATAACGAGGCATTGGATGAACACACTTATTTATGATAAATTTTGAGAAGGTACGATGGAAGAATTTACTTTCATCGGGTAATACATTTACAGAGATAGAATTAAACGGACATCAAACGACACTTATTCTAGGAGACAATGGAGCTGGTAAGTCCACACTTTTAGATGCATTATGTTTCGGATTGTATGGACGTGGATTTAGGAATCTAAAGAAAGAACTTCTTATTAATAGTATCAATGAGAAAGCTTTAGTAGTAGAGATTGAGTTTTCAATTGGTAAGAAACAATATAAAATTATTCGTGGTGCAAAACCAAACATCTTTGAACTATATGTTAACTCAGTACTTGTCAATCAAGATGCAACAGTAAGAGATTATCAAGACCATATAGAGAAACATATTCTTAAGATGTCTTATCGTTCGTTTACACAGGTTGCAATCTTAGGTTCTGCAAACTTCACCCCCTTCATGCAACTTAGAGCAAAGGATAGGAGAAAACTTGTAGAAGACTTGCTAGATATTAATATCTTCACCACCATGATGCAACTATTGAGAAAGAAAAAGGCTGCACATCAAATTGATTTAAAGGATACTCAACATCAAGTTGAGATTCTAGAGGAAAGACTCAGTGGTCTTAATGAACAAGTCAAGGTCATGACAGAAAATAGAATGGCAAAGATTACTCAGTTCGAACAAACAGTAGTAGACACCAACATTCATATAGGTGAGCTGTTAGAAGTTATAGATACTAACAGTGAAGAGATTACAACTATACAGTTAACAATTTCCGATAAAGATTCCATTACTAAAAAGTTAAAAGACTTACAAGATATGGAGAAACAACTTACTAATGCAAGAAAGAAAGCATTAAAAGAAGTTGAGTTCTATGAAGAGAATGATGAATGTCCAACATGTAAACAAGGGTTAGATGAAGAGCATAAAAAGGAACACCTCGAATCAAAGACTAAGAAGGCAACGGAGATTGCACATGCACTCCAACAGATTGAAGATGGAGTCGGGGCTGCTTCAAAACGAATCATCGAAATCAGTGATATCCAAACCGACATCGACAATATTCAAAGACAAGTAGGTCTACATCAAACTGAAATCTTATCCAATCAAAAATACATTCAAAAAATCAATGGTGAAATTGAAGAATTAAAAATCGAATCCGATGGTGGTACAGATGTACATGAGAGAATAACCAAAGGTGAAGATGAGTTAGATGTTCTGCATACTAAACA